ATCTTGTACCGATCGCTAACCGTCCCCAGAAACAGTCCGGTGTCTTCCCGGATATTCGCCCGCAGATCAGGGACTTCGTTCCAGCCCTGACCTTCGACTTCGCCTTCTGATGTCTGGATGATCTTCGGTTCCGAATACGCGACCGACCGCTGGACGACTTCCCAGTCCAACTGGGCTAGCTCGATCGCTTCGACGCTGGTCATCGCATGATCGACGACAGTTCCAAGTCCATGCCAAGCTGACTTGATTGCGAAAGCGGCTTCCGCTGTTCCATCTTCACGAGTTGTAATTTCGTGTGACATAGTTTCGATCCTTTGAAAGAAGTAAAAAGATGCGGCCGATTGATCCGGGCGACCGCTTCCCGGAAGTGAGAAAAGAAAGATCCGCCGCGAGCGGGTGTGGTCAGACAACGAGTCCGGAAGAAACCGGAAGCGCTTTCCCGTCGCGGCGGATCAAGTTCAGAATGTCGAAGATAGTTGATCATCGGTCTGACCGGCGATGATGGAAGGGAATGGTTTTAGCGAGTCTCGATCAGCCCCATGGCTTTACAGTTAATACGGGCGAAGTTCAACACCTGATCTTCGCGATGTTCCCACGATCCGTCGATGCACATCCGCTTACAAAACAGCAACCCGGTATCGGAGTCCTTCACAAACGTCCGGCGCGATTCTAGCGGCTTCCCACACGAAGCACATCCGATCGTCGGATGTGGTGTCGGGAAGCCGTCGAAGATCATCCAGCCATCGTATGTTTCGTAATCGCGACCGGATTTCGTTCGTCTGGTTTCCATGCCGGATTTCGTTCGTCTGGTATTCATCGATCTGACCTTTCGATAGAGTGAAGGAAATGGATTCAGCGACCAAGGAACTGAAGATCGTTTTCGGTATCGGCACCAGTCGCGATCGCGATGGCTTCTTCATCTTCGGCGAGCTTGTCAAACAAAGTTTCGATCAACGCGACTTCGCAATCTGAAAGACGCGGATCAGCTTCGCAGCTGAGCGTCGTTTGCAAGATGTCCGCGATCTGTTCTGTCGTCATCAGTTTTGCCAGTGCGACCGCTATATCCTGGACAGCTCGCCGATCGGTTCCGGGCGTGTACCATGTTCCATTGACATTGACGTCTGTTGTCTTCATCGATCTGACCTTTCGAATAGAGTAAAAAAGCTTTCGTTACTTAAACACCTTTGCGACTTTGATTGCCTTGTCAACTCCACGAATCTGAAAGAAAAAGAAGTCGTCGTCGTGACCGACAAATCCAGTCACGCGACTGTCGATTGTTCGTGCAGCATCCCACGGAAGTAACTTCCATTCTGGCTGACTCGGAATGTACGGCCAACACTGCAAACGTTGCTTTGGCATCGATCTGACCTTTCGATAGAGTGAAGAGGGTTTCAATTGATTCCGGCGTACACGAACGGGCCGGATACTTCGTACTGCTGTTCGAGGTCGTAAAAGCTCAAAACGGTGAGGTCGCCGTCTTCGTCGATGATCGCGATGTCCCAGATCCTGTAGCCAGCGTAACTCGGGTGAGCATCGTCAAAATCCTCTGACTGGCTGCCGAACTCGACGGTCACGGCGGTCGCGTTGTCGAGCAGGTAAGAGTGGCGGTTGTCGCAGGCCAGCAGCTGTTCGACTGTCGGCGTTTTCATTTCGTTGGCTCCGATAGAGTGAAGAAGCGTTCGTTGACTGACAATAGAATTATGTCGTGTTCTGGAATCACTGCCAAGGTAGTGGAAACACTACAGAACAAGACATCCGGGGAGCTTGATCCGAATCGATCCTGGACGGTCCCCGGATTTTACCCCCCCCGGTATTGTCATCCGGATCGCCTCGTTGTATCTTCCCCGAATCAGATTCGCTTCGTCTTATTCGCAGGGAAAGGATTCAGACATGACTGATCAGCAGACGCACATCGAAGGAATGGAACCTGAAATTGACGACATCGCATTGAAGTATGTCAAGACGCGTGATCGACGGATGAAGCTGACGGACGACGAAGTCCAGCTGCGCGAAAAGATCCGGGACCGGATGCACGAACACGAACTTGCATCTTATGTTCTCGGCGACGGTCCCGATCGTATGATCGTGTCGGTCGAAGCTTCCGAAGAACGTGTCCGGGTGAAGAAGTACATCCCGCCGAAAGTCGACGACGATTGATCAGCTGACCGGCTTCGCCGCGAACTGATCGCAGGGACAGACGACTTCGCCGACGTCCTTCCCGATTGTGCAGCTCCCATGCACGGCGCATTCGAATAGCTTAATGCGTGTCCGCCCGTTGCATGACTCGCACTCTCGCGTCTCGCCGGTCGGATCCCCAAGATGAGCGCATCTGGCGCGCGGATTACAGTGGCCGCAGCGAATGACGTCGCCTTCTTTGCACGGATGCTTGATCCCAAGTTTGCGGCTGTCGCAATCTGGATTCGAACAGACGCAGAACCCGGACTCGTCGGGCGGACCGTAGATGATCACAGAGCCGTGATAGTGCATGTCGCGCTTCCGTTGCTGCATTCCGTCGAGTTGTCCGTTGTCGTTGCCAGACTTTCGCCGCTTAAATTATCACAGTCGGGCTTCGTCGTGCTGTAATTCTTCGACCATTTCAGGTCCTCAGATCCGCTTGTGTTCAGATCCATCTGAACGTCGATGATAAAATCCGCCCCGGACTGGTAGACCTTCAGCGAAATTCCGCGTGTCCCGAATCCGTCGATCGAACATTCGTCGTCGAACACGGCGCCAGCCGACCACGTACAAACCCCGCCCGTTTCGATGAAGCTGGCCAGCGTGTAGGTTCCATCGTAGTTCGCACAGTCGGTGCAGTTGTCATTCGTGATCCCGCTAATCGTGATACTCCACGCTTGCGGCGCGTCGTTGCCATCACATTTCGTGCAGGATTCGCAGCAGTTCGTCGAATGCAGGACGACCTCGCTCCCGCACGTTCGAACGGTCCCGTCTGCATTCAGCCGGACTTTCGCCATCTAAGTACATCCATCCTGCGTTGCCAGCCAGACAGGATCCCCGCCAGCAGTGTGTCCGATGACTTGCGTCGCGCCGGTAGAATAGCCTGACAACTCTTTCAGTTTTGCCTGGATTGTCGTCGTTGCGAAAGCGGTGACATGCCCCATACCGTCGATCGTGATCGACTTGAAGATCTGCCCAGAAGATATAGCTTGCGACCCGGCGATCGGTGAAGTATTCGCGTGCTTTAATTCGACCGTGTCCGTCGCCGATATGTCGACATTTAATCCGGTGATCCCGGTCGTCGTCATTTCCTTGAAAGTCAGCGTGTTTCCATCGTTAATGGTCTGCGTGATGGAAGACGGAATCGATGCGATCGTGAAGCTACCGGACGGTGTGGTCGACGATTCCGGCTTGATTGCCACCAGAACGCTCGCCGCTGCTGTGTCGGACGCTGATTGCGCGTGACGGATTAGAATGGCTTTGTCGCCATCAGACCAGCTCTGGCGGAACCAATTCATCGCTGTCTGATTCGCAGCGGTCGATGCTGCGAACGATCCGCCCGATGATTCCCACACCTTGAAAGATCCAGACGGCGCAGTCGCTGCGATAGACGCGGTCGCTTTGGCGATCTTTGCAGGGATCGGATCGCGTGGTCGTCCGCGCGAAGCGCCGGGACTATCGCCCAGCGGTCGGTTGATCGCGCGGGTCAGCTTCGATCGCGTTTCGTCGCTGAAGTTGATCAGTCCCATGAATCACCGATCAGTCTTCCAGGATGATCGCGCGAATCTTCACCGCTGCGGTGTTCGCTTTCGCGGCCAGTACATAGGTTCCTGCGTTTAGCGATGAACTACACCGGAAGATTTTAGCTTCGCCGAACTTCAACTTGCCGAACGGGATCAGAACGGTCGCACCCGTCGTCGACGTTACACCGATTTCAACATAGTTCGCCGCGTCAAGATTATGGATCGCCGCATATCCTGGTGTCGTCAGGTCTGTCGTGCTGATCTGTGCGACTGCTGTCGACTGGACCGTGATGATATTATCTAGGCGACCCAGCGCAGACTGATCGATCTGCAACGCTCCCGGATTGAACGTCAGCTTGTCGGGGCTTGCCGACGACACAGAAGCATTGTTCAGATTAAGCGAAGGAGTGAAAGTGATTTCGTTCGCCATGTTCGTCATCCCTTAAAGTTGGTTAGCTGGCGTGAATATCTCACCGTGCCCGCGTGGTCTAATCTTATTCAAGTCGACCGCGTCTACAAGATCGAAAAACAGAATATGGCTTCCGTCCGTCGCTTTCTGTCCGTCGTCACCATTCAACAATACATCGACGAACGCCCCATTGTCATCGACTGCCGCAAACTTCGTCCCGACTTCGTTCAGAAAGTTCGGTCCGATGTCCAGAACTTCCAGGCGATGGCCCAGCGGCTTGTACAGGAACGACCGCCTAACGGTCGTTCCCCGCTTCCCTTTCTTCACATCCGGCTGCGCGTCGAACTCGATGTATTTTATCGTCTTCGCAAGCGCGCCAGCCCATACCGCGTTGTTGACTTTGCCCAGCAGTCCAATTTCGCCGATCGCGTCGACGATCCAGCTGGTGAAAGTTTCGGTGTGCAGTATCGGAAAGTATTCGATCACGGTCGGCTGCGGATCGAATGGATCCCCTGCGGTATTGGCTATCGCGTCTGTGGTGATCCGCTGCGCGAAAGGCTTCGCCGGATTTCGTGATGGTTGCACGAAGTCAATTTTCGTTTCGAAGTAGGTTACTTCTTCCGTGTGCGTTGACCATGTCAGACCGGAAGGCGTGACGTCTGGATCATCTTCGTCTTCGTCCGGTTCGTCGCGTTCCTGCGTCGAATAGTTCGCGACCACTTCCCAGTATTCCCACGACGCGAACGGCTGCGACGCGGACAGTTGACGACATGGCGCAGTGAAGTCCGAATCGTTGCCCGCTGCATAAATGGATCCGATCGCCGGGAGTCCTGTCGTATTCAGAACGGTCGGTACGCTGTCGTGCTTGCTCGTCGACTTTACAAGAAACTCGCGGCTAAAGGTTCGGCTTCCGCGTTCCTTTGAACCCGCTCGATCCATCCGTTCGCCGACTAACGTCGTTGCCATCGTCAAACCTTTATAATGTCCAGCGCTTCTACTGATTCGTTCAGTCGTCGCATTTCGTTGAACGCGTGCATCGTATTATCGCTGATCGCTTCCATTTGTCGACGCTGTAACCGTTCGCCACGCGATTCCGATTGATTCTCGCGTCGCATGATCGCAGCGACAGCGCTGAACGCCGAAGCGGATCCCGCTGTTAATAACGCTGGCGCGTCCTGCTGTCCGCGTTTGATCGTGTTGTTCATTCGCGCGATAGCCTTCTTCGCTTTCTTTTCTGACTTTTCGATCGGCGCTGTGAACGCTCTTGTCATCGTTTCGCCAAGCGTTCCAGCTCGTTCGTCTGCTCTGTCGAAAGCTTGTTGTAGGCGATCGGCGAATCCACCTTCGCCGGTTCCCACTTCGTCCGCAATTTCATGCGCTATCGTTGTGACCAGCATCGGTATTGGCGCGAGAACCCACGCCAGCGTCTTCGCATTATCGGCAGCCCACTTCACCGCGTCAGCGAGACGCGCAGCTGCCATCGCAGCGTCCCGGAATGTATCGACAAGAGCATCGCTATTTGCGCTGTCAGCGAAGAAGTCCGTTATTTCGTCCGCCACCATTTCGACAAGCGGCGCGAGTTCGATCGCCAGCGTGTCGACGATCCCCTGAAACGCGAACTTCGCTTTGTCGATCGCATCCTTCGCGCGATCGATCCCGCTGACGTCCAGATTCGACAACAGCGGATTCAGTCGTTCAGCTTCCGCGAACATAGCTTGCAGACCACCTTCGCCCAGCTGCAACGTCTGGACCAGCGCAGCACCTTCCGAATCAAACAACTTGAACGCAAGGCGCAGTCGCGTCGCTGGATTGTCGACGGACTTGATCGCGCCTGCGATGCTCGCGAACATGTCCGCAGGCGACATCGTTATAAGTTTTTGTGCATCGACCCCAAGTTCTTCCAGCGCGCCTTGCGCTTCACCTGTCCCGATCGCTGCTTCCGCGACTCGCCGTGTCATTCGCTGCAACGCCATGTCCAGCGTTGTCGTTTCGATCCCGGTCTGCTGCGCAACGAAACGCAGCTTTTCCAGTTCGCCAGCTGTCATCCCAAGCTTCGACGCTGTGTCGCCTAACTTGTTCAGCCGCTCGAAGGACTGCGACAGCGCGGTGATTCCCTTTCTAGCTGCGACGACAGCTGCGCCGATCGACACGAAACTGGCTGCCGCCGCCGCTAGCGCGGCAGGATTAAGACCGACACCTTTCAGCGCTCGACTGAATCCGCTGACCTTCTTCGAAGACTTCTGCAACGGCTTGTCAAATTGCCCAGTCTTCGCACGAAACAGAAAGTCAAGTTTGCTGATTAGCGCCATGGCTTAGCCTGTTTTCGAAAAACGACGCTATGTCTTCGTCTGTTTGCTGATCGGGAAGATGGAAGGGAAGAAAGTCATCCGGTCGCCTGACGCGATCGCTGTTCGATTGTCGCATCTTGTTCGCCAGATCCGCACCGATCATCGCCAGCGCCAGCGACAGACGTTCAGTCGGGAGTCCGTCGACGTTGGCAAACGCTTTCCACAACGTCAGCTGACGCGATGTCAACGATCGCAACATGCCTTCGACATCTTCCCGCCCCAGTTCTATCGCCAGCCGGTGGGCGAATCGTTCGACCGGCTGGCTTAGGATTCCCCCTCTAATGTCTCGACATCTGTCTGGCGCAACCCGTTCAGCTCGCACGCAACTTCGAACAACCGTTCAATTTCGTCCGCCGAATTGTTGCGGATCAAGTCGCCTGCCTGATTGTCTTCCAGGATCCGCACCCCGTCCGCGTCGACCAGTGTCAACACTAGCACGCGACCACGGAACCCGCCCGGATCGTCCGACGGCTTCGCGGTCATGTACGACTGTTCCATCATTGAACGCTCGTCGGCGTACATGTGCCGAATGAATACCGTCGCGCCGAACGCTTCGACTTCTGTCAGCGGAAGCGTCTTCCGCGATAGAATGTCTTCCGCCCCTGCCACTGTTTTGTCAGTCATCTGATCCCTTCTGTGTTAACTGCTGTAGCCCGGATGTCCGCTAATCTTCAATGTGATGTCTGCGACCGTCAGCCCCGCGATGTCGACCGGATTGCCGATGTCGCTGACGAAAGCGCTGAACGACTGATTGTCGGTTGTCGTCGACGGGAATCCGATCTGCCACTGATCAGTCGATCCGGTCGTGTACAGATCGACAATCGACTTGTGACTGGCAAGCAAAGGATCGTAGGCGACGTTGATCGCAACGGATCCAGGATCTGCAAACCCCCGCGCGGATGTCTTGAAGTTGTCCGAATTGTCCAGCGTGGTCGTGTCGACTTCGTCCGATCCACCACCGGATCGACTGACGTTCCGAACTTGTCCCACCGCGACGAATCCAGTCGTGCCAAACTTGCACGATAGCGTTGTTCCTTTGCCGAGAATCTTTGTCATGTCTGCACCTATGTACAATCGTGGAAGATGGTGATCTGGAAACTTGCCAAGTGTACGCCCATGTCGTCGCTGATCCCTTTCGGAATGAATGAATCGTCGTGATCGTCGACGAAGATCCCGCGAACTCGCTTCGCCCCAAATGCCGTTGACGATCGAGCCGCCGAATGATCCTGTAATCTTGACCGAAGTGCGTCCGCTATGGCAAGTGCAGAACTCAGCCCGTCCATGACTCTAGTCGAATCCTGTTCGTATATTTCAAGATCGAAAGTTTCTTCCATGAAGCCATCTGCCGTGCCGTCCAGATCGACATCCGACACCGCGCCCGACCGCGTATACAGTGCGTGCGGATAGGCGGACTCTTCCGGGATCGTGTTCTGGTGCATCCGCGTCGCGATCAGACCGGACACCGATGTCGAGTCCAGGACGAATGATCGCAATTTCGTTCCGATCGTCGGCATCCGGCTATCCCTTCGCCAATGCTACTATCTTGCGAGTCGTCCGGATTGTTCCGACCGACACCTTTCGCATGACTCGACGCGCTGCACTTGTCCGGGTTTCGTCTGCCGCTCGCGCCAGAAAAAACTCGCCTTCGACGAATGGTCGCGTGTCTTCGCCAGCACCTTTCGCCCGCGATCCACGCTTGCCGACCTTGTGACCCAACTCGACAAAAGCACCGTAAAACGAATCGCCTTTGAACAGTTCTTTTGCACCCAGTGTCGCCATCGCTGAAACTGTTCCCTTTCCGATCTTCGATCTGGATCGCTTTCCCGCGCGGACCTTGATCGCAGCTTCAAGCGCGCCGGTTTCGTGTGGTGCCAGCTGCTTCGCTCGACGCTGCTGGATCTTCGCCCCAGCTCGCAGCGCCGGTCGCCAGACTTTTTTCTGGGCTTTCACAGTCAGTAATCGCAGATTGCTTTCCAGCTTTCGCAGATTGTGACTGCTAACAACTTCGACTTCGATTCCGCCACCGGCTCTCATGTTGAAACTTCCCTGCGACAGATCGCGATGTGCTGAATTCCGCGACCTTCGACATCGTCAACCGCTTCGATATTGTAAGTGTCGCCGGTCGAGTTGTCCGGGATGATCTTCATACGCGGCGAGAGTCCCGCCAGATGACGTAGTTCGATCCTATGCGTCGCTGTAGGGTAGGATTGCTGTGCCAGCATCCCTTCGCGTCCGGACAGCTGAGTGATCAAGCAGGGGACATTGTTGGCGACTGCGGACCATGTCCCGGACGGGACTCCCCGATCGCCGAAGGATGTCGTCGCCGACAATCGCTGGACTGACGCGGTATGACGAAGCGTGCCTGATCTGATTCGAACGATTGCCATTGTTTACCCGTAGATGTTCGGCGAATCCTGGACTTTCATCGATCGCAGCGTCCGCATGATGTCCGTCTGGATCTTCCCGGTGATCGTCCCGACAACGCTGGATTCGCGGTCAGCGTAACCGTCCGCGAGTAGGTGCTGGATCCCCAGCTTCGCCCGTGCTGGAACTGCTGCCTGTTGCGCTGTCGAACTGGTCGAAGACGAATATCCCGCGACATAGGTGATCGTAACAGCGTTTATCTGATCCCGTGCTGTTGGCCAGGATTCTCCGTTCTTCGGCGCGATCCGTCCCGGTGTCGAAGTGGTGTCGACATCGTAAGCGGTCGACGACCAGCTGGTCGTTCCGCCAGTCGTATTGACGAAGCTAATCGAACTGACCGACCGCAGCGGTGGACGCGGGATTGCCAGCGCTTCGCCTTCCGGGAACCGATCCAGCGCCAGCGCGTAAGTTTGCCGCATAAACGCTCGATGCGTTATCTGTTCGGCTCGCTCAGTCGCTGCATCGATCAGCGTCCCGATATAGGTGTCATCGCCTGTCGACACCACACGGATATGCGACTTCGCTTCCGCAAGTGTGATCGGTCCAGTCGTCGGATCGACTGTTCGACTTAGGTTCCAGTTAACCGGCATAGATCACTTTTTTTTCTTCGTGTTGGCGCGTGCGCGTCCGGATGTCGGTCGCGATGCGTTTGTTCGCTTTGTCGTTTTTGGTTTTGCTTCTTCGTCCGCTTGCGGTTCTGCGGGCGAAGTGTCTGCCGGTTCTGGATCAGCTATCGCATCGCCGATCAGATGCGCCGCCTGTCCCGAGTTGACAAGCTGCGTTGCGATATCGTTCGTCACTTCGATGACGTCATCAGCTTCGCAATTGATCTGACCCCGCATCCGGACTTTGGTTCGTATTCGCATCGTCTTGCCTTTCTAATGCTGTGCCGCCCAATTCAGCGCGTCGATCGCACCTTGCATGGCGGACGCATGTTGCTGATTGACCGAAGCCTGCTGCTGATGGTGATCGCGTCGCTTGATCATTTCCGCTACTTGCGCGGCGACTCGTTTCCCGTGTCCGCGATCGTCGCCGAAAGCGTACAGAGTAGTACATTTACAAATTAACGATTCCGGTGGAATGTGAAACGGTATCCCGCGCCCGTCGCAGATTCCGATCATGTATTCGCAGGACGGTCGCTGGTGCGCATATTCGTTTCCCGCTGACGGATCGTTCTGCGCCATGTCTACACCGTACATGCCGATTTCGACAGCGCCTTCCAGGATCGCCATCGCGATCATGTAGCTGATCGAGTTGTTGAAGTATTGCCGCTGGAAGGTTTCCAGAACCAACGACAGCGGATATTCGCGAAAGTTCTTTCCTTCGCCGGTATCTTTCTGAACAACGACCGGACGATCCATTCGGCAGATCGCGTCGAAGTATCCCGGCTTGTATTTTGGTTTCCATTCGGTGAAGTCGTGCAGTTCGAATTGCACATCGCAGCGCGGAATGAATTCGTAACCGTCAGCCAGCGACCAGATTTCCCATGAAGGATCGTCGAACGGTGCCATTTGCATTGTCGACGGCGACTTGCCGACGATAGCAATCTTTCGCGGCGCAGATGTAGCAGCGCCGTCTTCTGTTGTTCCCTGCCAGACTGTGATCGGCATATCGGTGATCGACCTTTCGTTCGCGTGACAAACAAAAAAACGTCCGCCCGACCGCGCGAAGCAATCAGGACGGACGCGACCGCTTCGCAGCGGCAGGGATCAATATCGATCAGCAGACTATGATGTCGGGCTGATCGATTCTGTGAAAGCGCCGAAGTTCGTCGTCGATGTCGGAAGCGTCGCTGCGTTGTATTGGTACGCAACCGTGCCACCGTATTCGATGGTTTCTGTCGTTCCCCGTGTCAGTGCGGTCCTGATGTACCGATAGCCGACAGGCTTAATACAGTCGACGCCGATCAGCGTGTCATCGTCGCCAGTGGTCGACGTCGCCAATGCGCCAGACAATGCGACGAAGCTCGTCGATCCGGTCGAGTTGGATCCTTCGACTTGAAGTGCGACAGTTCCTTCGCCGGGAGTCGTGCCGATATTGCCGACAAACAGGACTGATTCAAACCCGGACATGTCGACACTCGACGAATC